AAATCGAATAGTTGTTCTGAGTGAACATCAGGTACAGAAAGGTCTATGTCGCCGACTAGAGGTTTATATTTTTTGAATTCTTCATCACTGATCGATTTATCAAAGAACGCATTTGAAGAGCCGTTGAAAACCATATGTGAATTTAGGTATTCTCTATTTTTCCAAATAGGAGTGCCGAATTTCTTTTCATAGTTGTCATTGATAGTGTTAAGCATTTCTGCTATTTTAGCTGTAATTTCACCTCTAGATAATTTATTCAAATCTATCTTATCTGCTGTGTGTATTTCGTCGCCTAGCCTTACTGAAACATTTCCACCTTCGTTTATTGTAGATTCTTTACATTGACTCATTTTTGTGCGTTCTGAACCAGATAAGACTTCCCAACAGAAGCTTGTAAAACCTTTTGGTTTCTGAATTCTTATTGTCGGAGAAGCAACGAAAACGCCATTGGCATATCTCAAATAAAAGGTAAAAGAAGCTTTTGGAGTTCCATCAGAATATATTACTACATTGTATTGTATACCAGTATTATCTTCTGCCTTATTTGAACAAATTTTTACAGAAATATTTTCACCAAAATCTGCTTGTTTTTTCACAAGGAAAATCTTTTTGTCTGTGAGGTAATAATATGATTTTTTAGAAATATTTAAGAATCTAAAGACGTTTTCTTTAGTTTCGAGAAGTTTTTCAAATTGTGGTTTTAGAGAGTCTTTTATTTTATTAAAGAAGGCGTCTCTTTCGTTTTTAAATTTTGAAGCATTTTGAACAAAATAATTTCCAAAAGGTCTAAAATATTTTGATTTTATATTATAGGAATAAAAATTTTCTTCCTTTGTTGGATTTTCATCTATATTAAATCCAACAACGACATAATATTGATTGTCTCTTTTAAATATTCCGTATTTTATAATTTTGCTTTTCTTTTGACCTTCTTCTATTTTTTCTTGTTTAAATGAATCTTTCTTTTCCCCATCACCCCTAGAAAAACCGTAAATTACATTATCTTCTTTTATTTCTTGGAGATAATCAGCAACAATACTATTCCATAAAATTTTGAATTCTGAAGGAGCAGTCTTAATAAAAATATCACTATTTTCTTTTGAAAATTCTTTTGGTAAATTGTCTTCCAATGCGTCTATTATTTCTTCGGAATTTTCATCATCTGAAGAAGCACCGCCGTCTTCTATATTTTTATCTACTTCTTTTGCTGTAAGATTAGTTAATGTTGAAGAAGCAGAGGCTTTTATAGAAACACCAGAATATTCAGAACCACTAGTAAATGAAACATCAGAAGGATCCGAATCTGCTGATTTGTTTTGTCCACCGGCCCAAGAAAATTCTGTTGGATTGTCTCCATCTTTCATTACATTTGAAAGCTCTGCTCCTCTTCTTCTGAAAACATTGAAAAGAGAAACATCTATCTCAGGTTTTCCATCTTTTGTTATTAGATCTAATCTTTTTTTAAGAGTATCCCAACCACCAGAAAATTTTGATGTGTCTCCCCAAAAATTTTCATCAAGAATATCTTCAGGAGATTTAATATCAATACCTCCGAGAAAATGAGACAAAACTCCCAATTCGGTAGAGTATCGAGTTTTTCCTGAAGCACCTTCACACAAAAACTCACTAATTTTTTTCATATATTTCTCACTCAAATATTTTTAAGTATTTATTTTACAAACACTCAACTAATTCAAGCTCAAAAATATCTGTTTCACTCTTGCAAATAAGAGAGTATTTCAAGCCATCTTTACCTCTATAAATGAAATCTTCAACTTCTTCAAAATCATTCATAAATTCGTCATATCCGACAAATATTTTACCTTCTTCTTCCTTAATCATTTCTTTCATTTTAAAATCAATCTCCTTTTAAGATATTTTGTAGATCTTTCTTAAAGGTTTTTGAACCTATGTCAAGTATATGGAAGTTGCTATAATTTTTATAGTAACCTGTTTTCCATTTTCTATCAATAAACTTCTTAGCATCTACTAGACAAATAGTTTTTAGTCCCATCAAAACACCAAGATGTAATATTCCACTATCAGCGCATATCAAAGCAGACATATCTTTAAGAAGATCGTAAGTATCTTTCCAGTTTGTAATAGTAGGATTATTAACTCCTGCGTAATCCTTTCTAGGAACATTAAAGCAAGTCAATTCATATTTGCTCTTTAAGAACAGAATATTTTCAACATCTATGTCTCTATGTACTTCTACAGATCTTTCAGTAGTATTTAGTTGAAAGCCTATCTTATTATTTTTTGGAAATTTTAAATCTAGTTGATAAAAAGGAAACTCTCTTTTAACAACTAAGGAATAGTTAAACAAATCCATTATAAGTGAAAAGTTTTCAACTTTGTTATTATGAAGATACCTGTTAATTTCAGTCGCATTTTTAGCTTGTTCATATTTAAATTGTGGAAACAAATATTTCAATAATGAAATTATAGGCGCGTGTTGAGCTGGATGAAGTATTGTAATATTTTTATCTTTTATTATTTCAACATTTTGAAATGCCATAAAGATATCACCAAAACCTTGTTCCAACACTATTACATATTCTTTTGTATTCGGAGCATCAACAAAACCAAATCTATTATATTTAGGCGAAGATATAAGTCTTATCACTTCTTCATTACCGTTTGACAATTTAATTTGATATCCTCTTAGTATATCGTACTCTGCTTGAAGGAATGGGTCATTTATTCTTGTTGATATCAAAAACTTAAATCTGAAATATTCATCAAAGTCCGGACCAGAATATTCATTAATCATCTTCCAAGCAGAATCTAGCGAGCTTTGTTTTCCAGTCCTTTCGTAATCATAAAAATAAGCTACTGCAGTTTCAAATCTAGCCAGTTCAAACTCAAGTAGTGCCTCGTCTAATGGTCTTATTACAACATTAGTTCTATGTCCTGGATCTATAAGTGTATGATGTAATTGTTGAGACAATAGTTATCCTTTTATATTTGGGCTCAAAATATTTTTATTATACCTTATTTAGGTTTAAAATATCGGTCTTTGAAGATGTTTCTCTGAAAAGTCTTTCAAAATCTTGTAAATAGCGTTTTCTATATCTCTTTCAGAGAAGCCTATACTGAATTCGTTTATCATTGTAAGTAAATTTTCTGAGATAATGAAATTAGTCCGAGCAAACTGATTGGTTTCTTCATTCTGACTAGAAAAATTGAATATAGTAACAACAAGTTCTTGGAAGTGTAGAACATAAGGGATTTTCCTTGTATATAGTTTACAGTCTTTTAAAAGAGCGCCAATATTACCACCACAGATTGTTAAAAGTAATTCAACCAAACTTTTTTCGAAAGTAATTTCTCTTAAAACAAGGTTATCCCAAGTTAATAAGTCTTTTGTTACTATCACGATCTTAATACCTTTGATTTTATATTATAGCCGGTAACAAATCATTTACTTCTTCAATCCTGAGCATTCTAATATCCTTAACATAGGTTCTAAACCAAGGAAATGTTGCCGCTAATCTTTGGACTGTCGTAACGCAAGTTACAGCATTAATTGCCGGTCCACCAAAATAAACACTACCTTGTTGCCAAGTAAAGCCGTTAGACTCCATAAATTTTCTTATATCAGCATAAGCGGTTTTACTATACTCTTCAGGTAAAGAATCACTTATTTGAAAAATTATTGCGTACATTTAAACCTCTCTTAAGTGTTTTGTTATATATCAATTCCATTTAAATCACTAGTCATTATATTCTATATTATGTTTTTCGTAAAATTTTAATAATAGTATATAATGTTTCAATTTCTCTTTTCATCATATTTGGCTCAGTTTCACAAAAAGTGATTAACTGTCTCTCCAGGTAGCTCCTGTACATATTAAGAAGATCTACTTTTGTAGATGAGCAATAGAAATTGTCTTCGAAGTCCTCACTACTTTCATCGAAGTATTGCTCCGTAAAAGTATCTAACCGTATAAATTTAAGAGAGCCGTCTCTAAAGTCTCTTCCAATTGGAACAACATCTATATCAAAATCTAATTCTTCTCCAGTATTTTCATTCAAGAATTCTTTCTTTACTTTGTATACTTCAAAGTTTTTTAATCTCATTTTTAATCCTTAATTGGCTATAATATCAATATTTAACCTTTCATAACTGCTAACAGATACAACCAAAGAACATATAATACAGAAAAGAAAATGAGCTCCATTATATTAAATTACTTCATACTCCATTTTATCTTCATCATCGTCGTCCTCTTTATCATCTATAAGACTGACAACACTACAGTCTACAATTTCGACATTATCTCCATAGATAAAGTAAACTATATCATAAGCTTCATCTTCATATTCAGCGTCTACTACAACAGGAAGAACACCCGTTTCACCGTTAACATTAGCTAATAGAAACCTAAAGCTTAACATCAAAAATCACCATATCTCATAGCATCTTCATCGAACGCTGGACCAGTGCAAGTACATTCAAGAACTTCAACATCTTCTCCGTATTCATCGAAAATAATATCATAAGCTTCTTCTTCACAACAAGCGTTTACACTAGTTGAAAGAACACCTTTTACACCATCAACGTTATTTAGTAAAAATCTGAAGCTGTACATTTAAAAATCCTTTAAACTTTTTATATGTTGTAATTATAACTAAATAAAGCTTAAAAGTATCTTAATTGAAAAGTTTTCAAAACCCATAGAAATATTTTTAGAATTCACCCTGCTAAAAACTGGACATTTAACTTATTAAAAACTAAAGTCAATATATCATTAAAAATAGCCTGTTCTTGAGATAAGAAACGAATTTTAAACTCGCCTTGTTTAACTTTATACGAAAATCCGTAAGAATCTGTACCGCTTACCTTTTCTTTTTCTGCTAGAAAAATTCCATCAGAAGCAGAGTAATTAACAAACATTCTTCCGTAATCGAAAAGAAGCTCTTCAACAAAAATTTCATTTATAGCCTCGTGTTTAAAGATATACTCATTAAAATTTGTCGGTTTATTTTTAACTGGTATTATCTTTATGGTAAGAGATTCGTTTTTCTGTTTTTTCAAAATTTACCCCTTCTATTAAATAAAACAAAGAAATAACCGAAAATAGCCAAAAACATAGTATTTACGAATGGCATCCAAGTCATCATTTTGAAATATGAAATAACACTTAACCATTCATTGTATTTTATTCTGTCAGTTTTTCCATACCAGAGCTTATAAAGCATAGGCTCAAAGAAAGCTTTAAAAACGGCTTGACAACCTATTACAGAAAAAATATATATCGCCAACAAATTCATTTTAATCTCCTCCGTGTATCGGACAATTTTTATTGATAATCATACCGTGTCCTATTCTCTCATTATTATCCATTTTAGGACAAATACAGTGAGGCAAGTACCAACTTCTATGGTATCTTTCGTCTTCTTTAAACTTCCAAGTTCTTTGTAGTTCGAACTCATTATCTGTCCATTCTTCAAAAAGTTTTCTAAGAGTAGAAACATCTTTTGATTTTGACATTTTAGACTCTATTTCTTTTCTTTTTGAATGTAGTTGTTCGATTTCTTCGACATCTTTAGGCGTAAGACCTTGTTTTTCTACTAGTTCTGGATTTGCTGCCATATTTGATTCCTTTAAAATTATTTTCGTTCCGCTTAAAGATATTTTTCTTCCTCATAAAAATCGATTGCTTCTTCTGAAGTTGAAAATTTCAAAATACTCCAATTATAAACACAAGGCTTTCGATTAATTCTTCTAAGAACCTTTATCATATAAATTCTTGTATCAAGAATTTGTTCTGATGTTAAAAAAATTATTTCTTCATTAGTAGATTTAAGCACTCTATCAATTTTTATTTTTAGTCTTGTCATAAAATCATCATCAAAGAAACCGTCATAACATCTAGCTGTAAGTTTAGAACGACCTAAATATTTTTCTGCTTTCGTCATTTTAATCCTTTTCGGTTTAGGAAATTATAACTAAACTAAACTTAAAATAAGCTTAAATCATAAGTAAAAATCTAAATTAACTCCAAGTTCTTTTTGAAAAGTTATTGTATGAGATTTTTTGTTTTCTTTTTCATCGAAGGTTTTTAATTTCGTTTCGTTAGGAGTTTTTATCGCAACATCTATTCTTGATGTATAGTCTGAAAGTTTAGTGTGGTAAAGAGCACCATAAAGGTTATTTGAAGAGTTATAAGAAGTTAAAATCACAGTAATCCTTTCGCTATTTCTTGATAATAGATCACTATAGATAACACAGAAATAAAAATAATACTTAAAATCATAGTAAACCTCGTAGAATTTGTGTGATTTAAATCACAAATTCTACAATATTTATATCTTTCATCAAAGACGATTCACTTCACCTTTTTCTCTTTTACTATGTGTTCAAACTTATCGGCTGTTGAGCGGTCTTCTCTTATAGATTTAAATCTAGGAAGGAACAAACTCCAAGATCCGGTTTTTGTGGAGATAGCTTCGTTATACACTACTTCTACAATTTTCCCTTTGAAGTCTTCAATTTTGAATTCATTTCTAAACTCATCGGTAAAGCCTGAAAGGTGAGTTTTTATTTTTCCATCTTCTGACTCGCAAACAAGAGAACCAAGAACTTTTTCATACTTACTTCCAGGAGTACCGTATTCAAAATCTACTATTCTTAGAGAGCACTCTAGTTCTGCTTTTAATTTTACTTGTCCTTTGACACGCTTATTTTCATAGATTTGGTCTTCATTTTTTAGGACTGTGCCTTCAAAGCCTTGATTATAAACTTCATTGAAGTGTTCTTTAGCTTCTTCAAAAGAGTTTACTCTTCTTGTCGGTATAATAGAAAGGAACTTATTATCTTTTATCATTTCATTCAAACGATTAAATCTTGAGACATATTTTTCTTTATCATAACCTTCTTTAAATGATTTAATGCCAATTAGATCCCAAGCTTGAAATCTGATTTTTGTTTTTTCTTCCTCAGAAGCAGTACCCTTAAGAGCCTTTTGAACAAGACCATTTCCAGCTTGTCTTTTTAGAAGCTCACCATTTTCTTCGGCAACAAACTCACCATCAATAACATAACCAACGAAGTCTTGTACATAAGGGATAGTCCATTCAAGGTTTTCTATCTCTCTTCCATTTCTTGTAAAGTATCTCACATTAGTAGATGACTCAACTACACAGACAATTCTTGTTCCGTCTGCTTTTAATTGTGAAAGTGCTGGATATTTTATAGCCTTTATAGTCTTTTCATTGAAAGGTTGACAAAGCATTAAATCGAATGTAGGAACAAGACCAGGAAAAATTTTGTTGATTGTAGAAGTCGACACGCCGCATTTTAGATCTTTTCCTATTATTCTTTCAACTACTTGAGCGTCTCTTTCTGATACTGATTCAAGAATATTTTTAAGATGTGCTATACCTTCGTTTCCTGTGTATTTTCTATTGACTAAATCGTCAAGCTCATTCATTGCTTGTTCTAGACCAATTAGACCAGCAGATCTTTTTTTGTACTCAGGAATTTTTCGAATGTTGTAGACCTTGTACGGTGAATATGCATAATTCAACACTTTCTTAAGTGTTTCATTATGTAAATGTTCTTCAAGTACTCTCTCTTTAAAGAGACGTGAATTGTCGGAATTCAAAAGCTCAAGTATTTTCAGAATCATTTCATCTCTTTCATTTTTTTGTTTAAAGGTATTATAACTAAACTTTTCTTAAAACAAACTTAAGATACTATTTACAAATCAAAAGTTTCCGCCGTTCGCTATCATTTCTTTATAGAATTTGAAAGCACAAGTTTCAAAATCTTCTTCTAATTTTGAAGAGAAATTTACAAATCGATCTTTGAAAGTACAAGCGTGTTCAACGTTTTTTGCTATTACATCCATTTTTACGATACCATAAGGCTTTTTATCTTGGATACCCTTAAACTCTAAAGAAGGGAAAAAGAGATTGTCAATACTTGCTTTTTCTATTTCTTCTATGCTCTTTATGTTTTCAGTGTGTGAATCATAGCTTATTTCAAAAAATTGCCATCCTGAATTTCTCAATCGATATATCTTTTTAATTGTGAAATTTAATCCTCCATCTACTTTCACCTTCTCAAAACTATGTTCAAGACCTGCTCTTTCGGCACTAGATAAAACCTGATGGTCAATCTCGAAAATTTCTTCTGGAAAATCTTTAGAATGAAATAACATTTTATTTCTCCGTTTTGTATTTTGAAATATGGAGATTTAACTAAAAATTTCGCCATTCAAAGATCTCTCCATATACTTATTTCTATATATTAGTCATAGTTCTACCATAGAGTAGTTTCTTTTAGATTTTTCTTCTACATCATTAAAATCTAGAACTACAAGCTCTGGAAAGCCACAAAGCATATCAATATAAGCTCTAATAGGAGTGTCAAATTTTAATTCTACAACTTCTACAAGATAAGATCGACCCGATTCAGTTTTTCTAAGAAGAAGTGATACAAGATTACCTCTTACAATAAGATCTAGCTCTATATCCTTATCTTTCAGAGAAATAGGAAATAGAAGAGAAGTAGAACTTTCATAAGAAACGTGAACAGAACCAATTAAAGAATCGGCTTCTGAATTTGTTTTTTGATTTTCTACTTTTAAAAGTTTCATTTTTTATAGCTTTTTAGGATTTTTGCTGCTTCAGCAATAGTAGCTATATTTTGAGATATCATTATCTCGAAAAGTCTTTTTATTTCTGATGGTTTACCGAACATTTTAATCTCCTCTTTTTTAATTTAGAAAATTATAACTAAACTATTCTTAAAGAAAGCTTAAATTTAATCTTCAAAACTAAATTTTTTATCTCTTATTTTATAGTATGAGAAGCAATTCGGCTTCTCAAGTTTTAAACTGACTCTATTATTAGTGAACAACTAAACTCTTTATCTCTGTATCATACTTTTTTATTTTCCAACAAATCACCCATTGCCGAAACTATATAAAAATCAACCTTCTCCACCACCATAACCACCAGATCCGTTACCGTCTCCGTAACCATATCCAGCGCCATAACCATCTCCATTGCCATAACCGTCTCCGATACCGTAACCAACACCATCGCCATCATTAAATATAGAACCTTGACCGTTTGCAGAACCGCAACCTAGTCCACAGCCGTATCCAGATCCGTTACCATCTCCAGATCCGTTACCATCTCCAAATCCAAACTGTGAACCAAATCCATCACCAGTACCATTACCGAATCCGGAACTTTTATTAATGTGTCTATCTAACCACATAACTTTTTTGACTTTTTATGTTTTCTATCGCAACATCAGTACAAGGAATTATCTCTATTGGTTGAAGCCATACTTTTTCTACAGCTTCGCATACTTTACTACTATTATCTAGACCGGCAATAGATACTTCACTTAGACTAATACCTTTATTAGCTGTTTTCCAGTAATAAAGTCTTCTAGCTTCTCCTAGAATAATTTCATTACCTTCTTTTTGTAGTACCTTGCCAAACCATACTCCAGCAGAGTAAGTTCTTATGATAGAATATGTTCCTACCATTTCATTACAGCCTTTAATTGTCATATTCTCAAACAAGCACTTAAGTTCAGTTATTTGTTCTAGAGTTAAATCTTTTATATTAATCATTTCTTATCCTTTATTTAAAATTTCATCTTGGTCTGAATCATCTTCCCAGTCTCCATTACCACAGCCAAAACCACTACCACAACCATAGTTACGACCATAACCAGAGCCGCCGCCACAGCCATAGTCGTTACCAGAACCAGAGCCACTACCAGATCCATCACCGTCTCCATCTCCATAACTAGTGCCTTCGCCCGAACCATAACCAAATCCATATCCATCACCATATCCATCTCCCATTCCAGAACCACTACCTGAACCTGCACCATAACCGCTACCAGATCCGTCGCCGAATCCAAAACCGAAGTCTATACCTATATTTTCATCAAGTAGCATAATTCTTATCCTTTAAACTTAATTGCCATCGCCTCTTCTTATTAAATCTCTTTCTTTTATTGTTTCTCTCTTTTCGTATTGTTTTTTACCTCTACAAAATCCAACTTTTAGCCTAATAACTGTTTTTTCGTCTTGATATAACTCGAGAGGTATAATAGTAGTTCCCTTTTCAGAAAGAAATTTCATCATTTTCTCTCTTTCTTTCTTAGTACAGAGAACTGTCTTTAACCTTGTAGGATCGTCAACCTTTCCTATATGAAATTTCGTATAGACACCTTTAGAGTCAATCATACAATATTCACCTTTTAAGTTCGCTCGGTGTTCTCTGATGGCCTTTACCTCTTGTCCAAAAAGTATCAAGGAACACTCAAGCTCCTTTTCGATTGTATAATCGAATTTCGCTTTTGTGTTCTTAGCGAATGATATCATATACCTAACACCTGTTTAGATAGTTCTGATAGACTTTTAGGATTATACAGACCATCAAAATTTTGTTTAAAATGAGCGTTTATTTCTCCTAGCGATTTTGGAACAGCAGGAAGAGATTTTTCAGAAACTAGCTTTTTAATTCCATTTACTACTTCATCGTCATTCATTTGTTTTGGAAGATAAGATTCATAAAGCGCCCTTTCCGAGTCTTTCAAATATTCGTTCTTCAACAAGTTTCTAATTACTTGAACACATTCACCGTCAGTACTCTCCCTGTTACCTTTATTCTTTCCTGGAGCCATCACTTCTCCAAGAAGGAACGATAGATCTTCTTTTGTTGGTAAGTTGTTTTTTCTAGCTATATACAAGTCTCCATATATTTTTGCTTGAATACCCATATTAAAATCCTTCCTCTACTTCTTTAATTTTAATATTTTGTATTTTTATTATTTTGTCCGGCTTTATCGTCTCAAAAAGGTCAGTATTATTCCATTCCGCCAACGAATTGTTGATTTTGTTCACTACGCCTTGCTCTGTTTCTTCATCTACATAAAAGGTTTTTGTTACTAGACAAGTCATTACTACTCTTTTTCTCATTAAAATCCTTTACAATAAGTTTCAGTTTTTATTTCACAGTTTCTACCATTAAATGGTACTATTATTTCTACACAGCCAAGTTCTAATAGTTTTTCAGCCAGAATTTTATTTTTTCTACCCGCAGCTCTATATTGAGCACCGTCATCAATATAATTATAGTAATAATCGATTTGGTTAGCAAGTTCAATAGCTTTAGCTATATTTTCTTCTGAAACGCCTTCTTCGAAAATAATTTTAGAAGTTTGGAAAGTTTTGATATCGTTTTCGATAGTTTTCATTTTCAAGCCTTTTTACTTAATTTGAGAAATTATAACTAAAAATTTCTTAAACTAATCTTAAATTTCAGCAAAATTAAAAATTAAGGTTAATTTAAGAAATGGTGGACGATACGGCATCGAAGCCGTGTTATCCTGATATCTTCGTTAAGAAATAGTTAAAACAAAATCGCACTTGAAACGATTTTGAGTTCAAATAGGAGTTTTACAATGTTTTTAGAGAAAAGTGAAAAGAAAGGAAAAGAAAAAATTCAACTTCGTAGCAAAAGGAGTTGTTTCTTGTTAAGCTGCCAACTCCGCTGCAGGTTTAAAGTTTGTATTGTTTGCACTTATTTGTTTTCAAGTGTATTTCTTACCTACACAATAACAGGATCTTACCCTTAACCGCCCGTGTTTAAATGGAAGCTGGTTTCATTGTTTAAGCAATGTTCCCAGCTGAGACAACAACTATACGCACACCCTTAAAACTATGCGATCCTTTGCTGCCGAAGGATTTCTCGAGACATTGAAGTAGAGGTGCACTTACTTCTGAATACTCAATGAGAAATTATTCGAATGACTTTCTTCGATGGCTATTCTCGAATAGCCATCGAAGAAAGTTATTAAGTGCTTCATTAAACAATCAACGGGTAGTTACTCCCGTGTATCCATCTAGCCTCTTCCTATCATTGAAAGAGGTTACTGATAACTAAATGGACTTTTTATTAAGCACACAGTCAGCGGCGCTATTTGACGCCGCATATCCGTCTAGCCTCTTTCGACAAAAGAGGTTACTGGCAACTAGATGGACTTATTTCTAAAGCCTAGCACAAAGGTGTATTATTCGGCTTTAGATCGTTTTATTTTGTAGCGTTTGCTTCAGCTTTTTTAGCTTCAGCTGCTTTTTTTGCTTCAGCTTTTTTAGCTTTTCTTTCTTCAGCTTTTTTAGCTTTTTTTGATTCGACTTTTTCAGTTTTGTTTTCATCAGCTTTTTTAGCTTCAGCTGCAAAACCTACAGAAGCAAGACCAGCTATAACAAGAAGGCTTACAAGAACTTTTTTCATTTTTATCTCCTTTTATATAGAAAGCGATTATTTATCACTTTCTAAAGTCAAATTATATTCTAAAAAAGTTTAAAATAAAAAGTTTTTTAGAAATTATTTTGAAGTCAACTTCTATTTCGGATGATATCAAAAACTTTGACTTGTGAACGCTTCAAATAATTCATTGTCTTTCATTAGCGTGCTTTCGGCTGGAGAAGTTTCTTCTATTGTCCCAGCGGCGTCGAAGAATTGCATTCGTTTAAAGTTTACGCCAATCAATATTTTAGATAGGTCGCCTGTATTCCTATTTTTTCTAATTGATAGAATTATCTGTCCATTCTTTCTCATTTCATCGTTAGATATCATAAGAGTAAGAGTGTCAGCTGTCATAACAAAACCGAGAGAATCTGAAACGGTGTCCTCGGTTGCATCTATATTGCCGTAAGAACTTCTATTCAACTGAACGGCTGTCACAACTGGTAAATTTTGTTTCTTAGCAAATCCGTGACACTCTTCGGCAACAGATTTCATAAGGCTATAAGTGTTACCGAATGTTCCTAAACTTCCTCTTGAAGACTTCATCAAGCCTATATAGTCTATAATAACTAAATCAGGTACAAAGTCCTTTTTGTTCTTAAGGTCAGTTATAAGACCATTAAGAGTCACAATATCCATAGATCCAGCAGGATACTCTTTAATTACAAGTTTTCCTAGTTGTGGTCTAACTTCTTCAAATTTCGATTTCAAGACTGTTTTGTCTATTTTCGATAACTCAAAAAGATCTATATTAAGAATATTAGCATCTATTCTTTTCGATATTTCTAGTTCTGACATTTCTAGTGTAATATACAGAACATTCTTTTTCTTTAATAAGTTAGAAGCTGCTGTATGGACCAAAAGAGCAGATTTACCTCCGTGTGATGGTGAAGCAAAAATGTTTAAAGTCTTTGGTCGGAAGCCGCCTAGTTTCTTATCGAACTCTCCAATACCGGAAGTATATCCGAAATTCTTTTTATTATAGTACTCGATCCTTTCAGATATTTCAGAATTATAATCGTGTCCTATATCAGAATCAAAGTGTATCTTAAGGGCTTCTTCTATCATAACAGGTATTTGAGTAAGCTCACCCTGTTTTTGCATTATTTTAGCCGAAGAAAGAATAGCGTCTTGTAGTTCTTTTAGCTTGACAAACTTTTCAGTTTCTTCAACCATATACTGCAAATTATGTATAGGAGTTGAGTCAACGAATATTTCTTTGAAATGACTCAGAATGCCTTTTTGAAAATCTCTAGACTCAGAGTATTTTGGATCATTTTTTATAAACAGACCTATTTCTTTTGGTCTAGGGTATTCTTCTGTCCTTTCAAAATAAGACTTTATAGCCGAAAAAATTTCAGCGTTTTCGACTTTAGAAAAATGTGTTCGCTTTAAATGAGTGAATACCTTACTGAAATATTCCGGGGAATAAAGTAAGGAGTGTAGAATTTGTTCTTCCATGTACATCCTTTATGGAATATTTTATAAAAATCTATTTTAAATATTTGAAAAACTCTTGGACTATGGATACAATGTCTTTCTTATAGCTCTCGTGATTTTTATCAAAAAGAATACCAAAAGCTTTTTCGTGACCATCTAATTCTTTAAAGGATTCTTTTCTTTTACAAATATCTTCTAGTATACTCTTAACATCAAACTCTTTAGTATTTAAACTATCAGATAATCTTACAGAGCCTCTTCCAAAAAGAGTCATATTAATGAATATATCATAGTCTTTTTCATATTCTTCTCTTATTAGATCTATAATATATTCATTTGTTGAAAATGCTGCTACACAGTTCTTTTCGAAAATTATACCTCCAGAATTCTTATATTTCTCGAGAGTTCTTTTATTTTCTTCGATTTTATTTTTTATCATTTCTTCGTGTTCTTCAGAAAATAGTAAATAATCTGAAGCTATCATATCATCAATGAGTTTAACTATGTTTTGAAACCTATACTTTTCACAAGTTGTAAGTCTGAAAAGTTTAAATCCTTTTTCAAAGAAAATACTATCTCTATCGAAGATATCATAAGCACTTATATGTTCTATAAATCTTTCAAGCTTTGAATTTTCTAGATTCCATTTTTTCTTACAAGCTAGGAAAGTAATTTTACTAGCTGACATTTTATTTGTATGTAAAATTATAAGGTTTTTAGTTTGATATTTCTTAATATTAAAATCATAATTATGATGGTCGAAAAAATAAAATTCTACATTAGGATATTTGTTAGATATTTCCTGTAGAGTAATTAAATATTTTTCGTTTTTAAACATTAAGTCAGTAATAAAAACCTTAGAATACTTTCCTGCTATTGAAGAAAGAATATTAAGTGTTGGTTCTATATGAATATATGAAATATTTCTAAGAGATACCTCTTCATCTGGAAATGTTTCTATTACACAAGTTTGACATCCTATACCATCAAGATCTGTATGACTTATATGTAAAATCATTTCTTTCTATTCTTTCTTTTTTCTATTCTGTGATGCTCGAATTTTTTCATAATCCTTTCCTTTTCTTCATCACTCATTAACTCTAAATATTCTAGTGCTGTTTTTTCTGAACAGTTAAAATAATCCATTATATTTTCTAACTCTTCTGTCTTAGATATTTTTTTAATTGATGGATACTTTAAATACTGAATTTTCGGCATAGAATATCTAACAAGTTGATATTGATTTTCAATCGGCACTTCTGGGTAAACATTAATAAAGTTTACTATAAGAGCACCAAAAGGATGGTTTGATAAAAATCTACAAAAGACAAAAGAAGAAATGTCTTTTATTTCTTCTTCTGTCGGATAGAAGTCTTTTTTAAATGCACTAGACATTACATTCCACGAATTTCTTTTTTCCATAACTTGTATTTTATCCTATTTTAGTTTAAAATTGTAGACAAATCGAGCGGAGTATAGTTCGTATTTTCTACAGAAACGCAGATACCCTGAGTCGACTTAAAATGTGTGTTATGGACGTGTCCAAATATGTTTATTGGATTTTGTTTACCTATTTTCCATTCTTCCCATTCTTTTTTATACTGTTGGAAGGCTTCTTTTTCATCGAACGCTTTGTATTCGTCTACAACAGGAATATGTGAAAAGAATACTCTTTCGGTTTTAATATACTTTACAAAAGCCTTAAAACCACATTCGTTTATATAAAATGAAGAGTCGAAATGGTCGTGATTTCCTTTTATAAGAATTATATTACCGTTAAGGCTTCGACAAAGTTCGCTTAAAGAATCCTTTCTGCCTTGTAACCCACAAGAAAGGTCGCCAAGATGGATTACCGTGTCTTCAGGAGAGACTACAGAATTCCAATTTTTAGCGATAGTCTCGTTCATCTCATACTCATCAGAGAATGGACGAGAGTTGTATCTGATACAGTTGAAGTGAAAGAAGTGTGTATCAGATATAACAAATGTTTTTGGCATTATTTAAGCTTTCATTTTCAAAACAGTTTTTACCCATTCAAGCAATGTGATGACAGCGTGCGCAACAGCAGCAACAAGAGTTGTACCTGTCATACCTGTAATAGCAACATTTGACATTACATACCAAAGAAGAGCAATTTTCAAAATTCCAAAAACCATAATAAATGGAAGTAACACCGTTCCGCCTAAAGCACCGAGAACTGTTGACAAACCTTTATTATTCCCGACAGAAGAGCCTATTGCAGCTCCACTAAATACAAGAATCAAAAAAGCAATAAAGCTAACAATACTGAAGCCAACTAACGAGACCCAAAACATAGCTGTATAAGCAGAAACAAATCCGCTACCGAAAATATAGAAAATCACACCGATTAGATAAATAAACATTTTGTTTCCTTTTTAATTTTTATTATAGCGGATTTTATTTTAAAAAAAACTTTCACGAGAAAAGTTCTTTCATTTTTTCTTTAGCCTCGTCCCAACTTCCAGTCATAGTACCAAAAGAATATTCTGAGACAGTACTTTCAAAGAAATTAGTGTAAGTAGTCAGACTCAACTGATTTTCCATCCAAGGAAGAGGATTTTCTTTGATACCGTAGTTCGGTTTGAGTCCGAATTGTTTTAATCTTTGATCAGCAATATATCTTACATAAAGTTTCATTTCATCTTTAGTAAGATTATTCAAGTCTCCTAGTTTGAATACATAATCAATATAATCTTCTTCTTTAGCTACAATCTGTCTGGCAGCTTCGTAAATATCTCTTTTAAAATCATCATTCCAGATTTGTCTATTCTCTTTTATTATAGTTTTGAATAACCAAGCGTTGCCGTCGATGTGACAGTTTCCAGTAACAGAAACTTTGCCATTACTTCTAATAACAAAAGCTTTTCCTGGAACAGTTGGACAATAGAAATTTTTTTTATCTGTATTTTCAAGCTTTGTTTTTTCTATTTTACTACTACCGCCTTTTATAAATTCATCACCTTCCACAAATTCATATTTTTCTGCTATTTCTTCTTGTGCTTTTCCATCTCTTTTAAATACCATTCTATGACCAGGAGTAACTATTTGTTCGACATCATCTGACTCAAATTTATAATAGTAATCTGGACAAGATTTAGTAAAGTGTGTTGGTTCTACAAAAGAATATTCTTCTGTTTCCATATCGAATTGGAGTATTTTTTCTCCTGGCTGAAGATCTTCTATCTTTTTCCAAGAACCATCTTCTAATTGAACTTCCGTACCTTCTATTATACAATTTTCATCAAGGATACTCCACGACAAAACCTTGTTCATACCAGGAAATTTACCATCTCTAGAGAAAGAAGCTAGTATAGCAAACTGAGCAAATAAAGATATACCTTCTACTAAACCAGAATAAACAGCTATCATTCTAGCAACATCTTTTCTGAATTCTATATCAGCTTTTTCTATACCATATTCAGAAACATAGTAATGGAATTGTCTAACTCTTGCTTTATGTATATAATCATATTTTAGAGAAAGACTAGGAATATACTCGTATTCTTTATAGAACTCTTCTGGAAAGCCTAGAGTATCAAGAAGCAAACTATAAGCGTCTTGATGTAGAGATTCTCTGTTTCCGAAGCTTCTCAACATCATTTTAACTTCATTGGGTTTAAATGCTCTAATAAGAATATCATATCCCATACCTACTTCTGTGTCATTTTGAACAAAACCTTGAAATATACTTGTTATTATGTGCTTTTCTTCTATAGAAATAGTAGTCCAGTCTTTCATATCGCCTGAAAGGTCTATCTCTTCGGTAGTCCAGTGAAGGGCTACCTCGTGAGTTTTATATCTATCATAAGCGCTTGGATAATGAAATGGTTTATATGATTTTGAATCAGTATGAAATAAATTATATTTTTTTGACATTTTACACCATCCTTTTTATTGACAAGACAAACAAGTTTCATATTTGTCCATTTCTTGAATTATTTCTCTTTCGTAATTTGAGCTAGCTTTAGTAGCAGATTGACTTCTACAGTAGTAAAGACCTTTTAATCCAGCTTTCCAAGCTTGTAAATGTACATAAGCAAGATAACTTCTATCAACATCGTGATTAAAGAATAGATTTACGGATTGACCTTGGTCAATTTTTTCTTGTCTTACTTTAGCGTGAGAAATAATCCATCTTTGGTCTATTTCGTAAGCTGTTTTGAATACAAGTTTAGCGTCGTCACTCATCCACTCAAGACCTTGAACAGAACCTCTGTCTTTGATTATTCTTTTCCACTGTTTTTCAATCCACTTATCATCTTCGCCGTTCTCTTCAGCATATTTCTTGATATACTTTTCAAGATTGACATTTCTTATTTCGTGTTTTCCTGTTTTATTTTCGTGAATATAAGCGTTAGCTATAATAGGATCTATTCCAGGAGACACATTGTCACAAAGAATAGAAATACTTCCAGTAGGAGCAATAGCCATCTTACAGACGAATCTATCAGTTCCATCTCCATATTCGATAGACATAGGACAAGCGCCTTTTTCTTTAGCTATTTCTTTTGACGCTCTATCAGTAGCATCTTTCAAGAAAGTACAAACCTTTCTTTGGAAACCTTCAGCAAGAGCTGACTCGAAAGGTATCATTTTAGATTGGAGATATGTGTGAAGACCCATTTGACCTAGACCAACAGATCTTTCATATAGAGCGGATTTAAGAGAGTTTTGGAAACCTCTCGGTTCACCGAATTTTCCAGATTTAGCTTTTCTTTCAAAATCGTCAATTACATTATCAAGAAGTCTCATAATATCTTCTATAAATTGGTAGTTGTCTTTCCACTCATCGTATTTTGCTAGGTTGACTGAAGCCAAACAACATACAGCAGTGTAATCTTCTGCTACTCTCAACATTATTTCATTGCAGTTTGAAACTAGTATTTCATTAGCGAAAAAATTGTGGTTATCCTCCACAGTTATATCATAAACAGGAATTTCTTCCTCTAAAAATTCTATTTTGAGCATATATTTCTTCCCTTATTAAGATATTTTAAGAACATCAGTTTCATTCAAATCTTTGGCCATAACATAACCTCTGTTTTCTGTCCAAATTTTATGGTCAGGAGTACAAACGATTTGTTTGCCAGATTCAGTATCTGTTATTCTCATTACTTTAGCTTTAGGCGAAGTCATAGCAAAATCAGTAACTTCTTTGAATGAAATTTCTTTTGTTTCAGTATTCATAGACTTTACTTTATCGCCTATTTTTATATCTTTTAGTTTTTTATAGCCTTCTTCTGTTTCTAATATAGAATCGCCAGATAAGCATAACTGTGAAGTTGTTATTTTCCATCCAGCTTTCACATACAATTCATTCAAATTCTTATTAGCGTTTTCCGAAAAGAATAGATAAGGTTCGCCGTGTTGATGTCTCTTAGTAAGAATTTTTGTAAATATGTCAAAAGCATCTAGAGTTTTTACTACACTTCCGTCTTTTCTAGAGTATAGGTTATATGACTCGCCGTTTATGACAGCATTTAAAAACTCATCAGTAAGTTTTACTGCGTGATGTAGTTTAGGCATCCTTCTTTCTATAGAAGCACCTTTTGTAGTTCTCATTTCTATAAATTCTTCTATTTCAGGATGATGTACATCTAGATAAATTGCTTGAGAGGCTCTTCTCAAACCTCCTTGAGAAATACCTTGAGCAATAGACTCGCTTATTTTTAGGAAAGGCATTATACCTGATGTTTTACCGTTCTTAGTTTTAGCGCCTACCTCTCTTACTTCTGAGAAGTCATTTCCTATACCACCTCCAGCAGCACCAAGAACCATAGCCTCATAATATTTGTTAAAGATATCATTAAGAGAATCTGAAGTTTGCTGTACGAAACAAGAAATAGGTAAACCTCTTTCATTTCCTAGATTCGCTGTTATTGGTGTTGATGTTCTAAACCAATTTCGCTCAAAATAGCTATAAAGTCTTTTTTCGTGTTCGGGATTGTCGGCTCCAGCGCGACAAACTCTTTTGTAAACGTCTTCGGGTTTTTCTCCTGCTGCAGGATTCACATACGACTCTTGAAGCATAATTCTTTCAAATTCGTTCATTCTTTTTCCTTTCGTGAGATAAAATGGGGAGGCTATTTATTTTTAAATAACCATCCCTTTGAGTATATTCTGTAAATTATTTTAATATCAGTTCGTCGGTTTCTCTTTAATGTGATCAATAGCTCCAAATTCTAAAGCTTCTTTTGGAGACATCCAACAGTCTCTTTCTAATTTGTCATAAATTACTTCTTTTTTTTGTCCTGTATTTTCACTTAGAATTTCATACAGTCTTTCTTTAAGGAACATAACTTCTTTGTAGTGAATTCCTATATCAGTTACCTGTCCTTGTACTCCCGATAAAGGTTGATGGAAGAGTATACGAGAATTAGGTAAAGTGTATCTTTGACCTTTAGTACCGCAAGAAAGAATGAAAGCTCCCATTGAAGCTGCTTGACCAATACAAACAGTTCTAACAGGAGAAGAAATAGTTCTCATAATATCAACTAGAGAAAAGCCGTCTGTAATTACTCCTCCTGGAGAGTTTATAAGCATAGTTATTTGCTCGTCCGAAACAGAATCAAGATAAAGCAGCTGAGATATCACTGAAGTAACAAGTTCTTCTTCTATTTCTCCTACAAGAAATACTGTTCTATTTTTATTAAATAGTCGGCTATAACAGTCATACTGTTTTTCGCCTCTAGTATTTGATTCAATTGCTATTGGATTTACTATCATAAAGTTCCTTTTGATTTTACTTCTGTGGATATATTACTTTTATGCCGCATTTTTCTAGTAATTCAATACCAGAAAGATCTCTATATGGCTCTTTAAATACTACAGTTTTTATTCCTGATTGTATTATCAACTTAGCACAATCAACACAAGGTGAAAGAGTAACATAAAGAGTAGCTCCTTCAGCAGAATTATTTGATTTAGCTAGTTTAGAAAGAGCGTTCAATTCTGCGTGAAGACACTCTGTTTTAGTAACAAGAAAATGTCCTGTTCCATCACAACGATCACAATCAACCATACCGTGAACAATATCGACTGAACCGCTTCCATTACAATAAGAACAAGTAATTAAGTCTTCACATCTATTATCCATTCCTGAAGGCATACCATTCCAACCCATAGCGATTATGTTACCATCTTTAACAATAACACAACCTACTTTCTTTCTTTCAGCAAAAGACATTAGTGAACATCTTTCTGCTATGTCCATATAGAAATTATGATATTTCTTTTCTTTGTCTGTTAAAGTGTTCATAATATTCCTTTTAAAGGAAGAAATTATAGCTCTGGAAAGTTTAAATTTTAATTGTGTCTCAAAAAGACTTTATGTAACTTAAATTGTATAAATCTTTCTTGGGTTTTTACATAGTTTTTACCACAAATAGAATAAGACAAGCAATATGCTTTTTCAAATATTACTCTATCACCTTCTTTGATATTTTTTACTTTTTTACCAACAGCAATTACAGTACCTTTAGCTTGTCTTTCTGAATCAATTCTTTCACCTTCTTCATCAGAAGTATCAAGTTCATCAGAATCAAGCTCTATTACTATATCTCTTTTGTTTAACCATAAAAGAATTGATTGTGTTTCTTCTGACATATTCTTCCTTTATTGAATCTTTGGTTATTAGATTTCTTTTCAAGAAGAATTATAGCTAAAATTTTCTTAAATTTAACTTTAATCTTTTAAGAAATTTTTAGCTTAAAAAGTTTAATCCATTTTGAGTTGAATATGTTTCTCCAGAATCTGTGTATACTTCTTATCACCAACAGTGTAATCGATACCGAACTCTTTTCCAAAAACTACTTTATCACCGACTTCGACCTCTTTTACTTTACTACCAACAACAACTACAGTACCTTGAGTTTGTCTATCTAAAACAGATCTATTTCCTACTCCAGTAATAATACCAGACTCAGTTATTTGTTCGTACGGATCAAGTTCTATTACTACATCTTTTTTATTAACCCATCTAGGAACTGAAGGAAATTCAAACATATTTTCTCCTTTCTAAAGTAAATCTTCACCTATTTTCAAAAACTCTTCAAATTGATAAATGAAATAGTCTTTATATAGAGAAACTATCTCTAGTTCATAGTAAATTTTCGAGAAGACTATTATAGGACAGTTATTGTATTTTACAATTAGAAGCGGCTGTTTTTTAGCATTTTCGGCGTCAGTTTCAGCTTGTTCTAGCCAAGTATCCCATTGTGTGACTTTGCCTTCTATAATAGACTTAAATGATGGAGGAGTTTTATACGCTTTACACTCAATAGTAAATCTAAAGTCTTTAGGAGTGATTATATCTCCAAAGTCTTGGTGTTCTTCTAAATGTGTTTCAGTTCTAAATTGATTTTTTCCGCCGAAGAACGCACCAGAATTAGCGTTTCTATAAAAAGATTGTTTCTTCCCGTAATAGTCTTCGAAAACTTCTGATAGTCTATTTGCTACTATTCTTTCGAAGCTATTACCTTTTTGTTTGCTGTTTATTCCCACAAAAATCCTTTCATATTTTTATTTTAACTTATTTTAGTTTAAAATTATAACCAAAACAGATAACCATTAAAGGAAAGATCTAATGGAATTCCGCTAACAATTCTTACAGCGCCTACTCCGTAATTACTAGAAGAGTCTGTAGACGGAGATCCATAACCGCTTGAACCATTCCAAGTTCTTACATAAATGCCGTCTCCGCCACCATCTCCGACACCGCCGTAACCAGTTTGGTATGTACCTCCTCCATTTCCAGCAACAAAATATGGAGAAATAAAAAATGAAGTCTCTCCAGGAGTATTTGAGTTATTTGCTGTAGTACCGCCTTTTCCTACTTTAACAAGGTATTGTGTTCCTGGAACAACAGGAATATTTGTTTTCCATCCTATTCCTCCACCAACACCAGAACTTGTGCTAGAACTATAGCCTCCGCCGCCTATACATAGTGTTGTAACTTTTGAAACTCCGACAGGACAAGTCCAATAATAAGTACCAGGAACAGTAAACCTATCATTAACTTTTACTGTTGTATCATTATAAAACATTATTTTCTCCTAAAAAGGTTTTTAAAAAAGATTTTGATTTTATCTAAAAGAGTTATTTGTTTCACATCATTCTGTAAATTTGTGTCAATCTCAGACATTACCCACAAATCTAATATATCTCCTGATATATCTTCATAAGGTAAACAAATAAAACCATTATTTCCCCACTGAGAACTCCAAGAGTTTTCTATAATTAGATTATCCCCATCATATCCTACTATTACCATAGTATGACCGCCTTTATCTTCGCCTCTAGGTGTAGATTTAAATGCTTTTACTTGTTCTTCAAATACACTTTGAACACCAGCAGAGAAAAATCTATCGTCAATATTCATTCCTATTATTATAGGTTTCTTTTCACAAATTGCTTGTTTGATTGATTTTAAAGTATTGTCTTTTTGTTCAATAATTCTTTCATATTTCAATACTCTGTTCTTTTTTGCTTCATCAATAACAGATTGAGGCGGTTGAGTTTCAATATTATTGAGATCGAATTTCCAGCGTTCTTCTGCGCATATTCCGTAGTTATAAAGACATTTACATACATCTCTAGTGTATGCACCGTTATCTTTACCTTCTAATTTTGAATTTC